AGATTCTCCGTCCTTTGGGCTTTTGTCCACATTTACATCGATTTTCGTATCTTTCGTGGCGATATCGGCCATCTTTGCAGTGTCTTTTTCTCTTCGGTTTAGTTTCTCAAGAGCGGCCCTCAAGGTGCCGCCTGTCTGAAACTCAACAGAATCTAACGTCTCGGCCTGCTTGGCATGAGTCTTGGAGGCTTTCTTCAACCCCTTGGCAACCTTGGTTACCTTTTTCTGCATCTTGTTCATGTTCTTCTCCAACACCTGAGAGCCACCATCCTTGCGGCGGCGACCCTCCTCGACAAGACCCTTGGCTTCACCATAGTCGATCTTTAGATCGTCAGCAAACTGCTTGATGCGCGGACGTGCCATCTAACTAACCTTCTCTTTTTCGTGCCCCAGCCACACCGCAAACGCACCGGTCATAGCTCCAGTCACAACGCTTACAAGTCCCGCCTGCGCTGGTGTGGGATCGGGCAAAGTCATAAACCACTCCACTACCCGCCAAGCGGATATTGACATCATAATCATCATCAAGCGGGGAAGTATCTTCCACCGCAGAAATCTTTCCATCGTTACTTCGGCCACCGCTCATCTCACTTCTTGCCAAAAAACTTGGTCGCCGACCGGACAGCAAAGGAAGCACTCACAATCACTCCCAAAGTATACTGATAGTATTCAGGCATGGCCTCCAAAGCCGCAAAGCCCTCGGCTACAATCTGTCTGCCCCAGTCACCACAAAAAGCCAGTATAAGCGGGATGCTGAACAAAATAGTAAGCCATTCGTCCTTCCAGGAGTTCTGACTGCCCTTTGCCATCAGCTTCTCCCACTCCGCAGTGGACGTGGCTGCTGACACCATCACGGCAGCTTCCGCTTCCGCCTTGGCTTTGGCAATGGCTGTCTTGCCCCGTTGCTCCTCGGTCTTCGAGTCCATCCAAGAAGAAACGAGTCCGCTGACCGGACCAATCAGTGCCTGTATCATTTATTCCTCGACAATGCTGCCTGCGTGTTGATTCTGTAGATATTCACGTCGTTGCGTGCTTCTGCAATGTCAGCCTGCAACTTCTGCCGCTGCTGCGCTAACTCGTACGACTGCTGCAACTTCTCGCGGTCCATCTGGAAGTCCATCTGATCGTTCATGACCTTGCGCTGGATTTCCATCTGCGAGTTCTCAAGCTCTTTCTCGCGGATGCCAATCAACGGATCCTGCTGCTGGTTGGCCTGTAGCGCAGGCATGATATCACGCATAATCTCGCTGACCTGCTGTGCAACCGTAGATTCGATGAGATCGGGCGCGATCTGCGGCACAGGCTCTCCTGCTTGCACCGCTTGATTGGCCGCTTCTTGGAAGAACGCCATAACCTGATCCCGAGCCAGCGCGCCAATGTGTTCTTGCACATGAGACAGTAACAATACAAACGCCTGCGGGTTAGCCGTACCAACTTGCGAAGACAAGAACATAGTGTGCGCTACAATATGCGCCTCATGATCCTGATCTGGGAACACTTGCAACGGCATGCCCTTCACAGCATTTGCGTTCTCTGTGGCCGGGTCAATCGGTTGCGGCGGTTGCGGCGGCGGCAAAATCGCGTCGATGTTCTTGATGTCCATCGCATCGTACATCCGGCGATACGCCTCGTACTGATTGTGCAACTGCGGCGCCTGCTGCGCCAACTGCATCTGTGTCTGCGCCAACGACAGGCGCTGTGCCATCGAAAAGATCGACGGGTCTGACACTGGCAGGATATCCACACGGCCATCGAAGTCCTGCTGCATAACTTCGGCAGGCACGTTCTGACCAACAAAGTATGGATAGGGCGTTGGGTTGTCGGCAAATATTTCTGACAGCAACCGGAACTCTTGCTTCTGCCCGTAGTGCAGCCGCTTGTGAATCGACGAGATAATCTTCGAGCCTTGCTCGATCAGAGCTACCGTCGTGCCAACCGGTGCCTGAGAATTCGCGTCCGCGATCTTCGCATCTGCAACCTGTGCAAACCTGCGGCCCGAATCCACGATCACACCAAGCAGTGACGCAAGTGTGCTCGACGGCTCCTTGTACGGCAGCGGAATCAAAGCATTCCGCAGATCTCCACCCGGTGCGTCGATGTCCCTAAACTCGCCCGGTGCTAGCGGCTCGTCGTCGTTGCGGATACGAACACCACGTGCCTTGAATCCAGCAGGCAGATTCGACAACGTGCCGGCATCTATAAGCTGCCGCAGTATCGAAGTCGCCGCACGTGACAGACCACCTATAGTATGAAGCAGACCAAAGCCATAAAAGCCAAACCCAGGAAGAAACTTGAAATGAGTAAAATATTGTCGTTTCCGTCTAAGGGGATCTGCCTGCCGATAGTTTCGTACCACTGACAAAACCTGCCCCGAAGACTCGTCAACAGTGACGATATACGGGAGTTTAATGCCTGTGGGCTGACCCATCTCATCGGCATCCTCAAAACCCTCAAGATCAAGCTCTGTATGGATTTCAAGCAAAGTGTGGCTGTCATCGCCATACGACGGATGAATACCCTGAAGCTCGTTGCCAGTTGTTCGAATCGCACCATCTTCTTCCTCGTCCTGTGCTTGTATGTCCACGTCGCGGTACACACCCGCAACCTGTAACTTGCGAAGCTCGTTTTCAGTCAGACGGATAACATGCGTGACACGTTCAGCAGTGTTCAAATCACTGGCCGCGTACGGAACAATCAAATCCTCGGCAGGCACAAACTTTGAAACAGCACGCTGCTTGTTGGTGTCAAAGTAGACTTTCTTAAATGTCGATCCTGTCAGCGGCAGGTAGAACAACATCTGATCCGTATCCGGATCATACTCGTCCATAACCTCCATAAGCTGGTAGTTCATAAAATCTTTTACACGCTGGGCCTGATCCTCCAGCATCTTGTTCGATGCACCAAGAATCTGCGTCTTTACAGGACCACCAGCAGGCAGCATCTCCTTGTAAGCCTGCGCCTGAAACTGCGTCACAGCCTCGCTAAGAAGCGGGTGATGCACGCCACTTGCGCCAAGGAACGGCTCGTTGCGCTCTTCGTAATTTACGCCAAGCAACTTCAAGCCCTTGGCAATCGCCTCTTCCCAGTCTTCGCGAGACTCCTTGTCGCCATCCACCTTGTTACTAAGATCAGACGATAACGAGCCAAGTATGGAATCATCCAGAACCTCGGCAAGATTGGCGTTGTGATCGTACATCTCCGCCTGGACCTCGACCATCTCTTCCATGCCGGCAAGCTCAATGCCCTCTGGAAGCATGTCCTCCATAGGCAGTTCGACTGTCATTTCTTCGGGCATCTGCTGCATCGGGCCACCCGGACCCATTGCCATGTCTACTGTCTGTGGAGGAAGTGCCATTAAAAGATTCCTTTGAATTTACCGCCGCGTCCTTTGAGAACTGCGCCACGAACCGCGCCACCACGCGCGAGTTTAGGCAGTCTGTCTGTTACAAGTTTTAGCATCCCGCCACCGCCGCCGCCGCCACGTGTGCTGCCCCCAGGCACAGTGGTAAGTTTTTTGCGGGTTTTCTTCTTAGCTTTGTCTCGTTTTTCTTTAGCCTTTGCAGCTTGTTTAGCCTCATATGCGGCTTTCCTTTTTGCAGAAAGATCATTCATCTGCTTGTCCGTAGGCTCTTTCGTTAAAAGATCTGCCTTACCACGTCTGTTAACACCCGCGTAATCCACAGCTACTGCGTCCGCCGGGAAAAAAGGCACTTTCCCTGTCACTCTAAAATCATGTCGGTGACTGTCACTAGCTGTAAAGTAATGCCTGCCTTTAATATCCATTCCTGTGCTTTTTGTGGTTATGGTTTTGCCGTCAGGCATAACCGTAGTTCTAATAACCCGAGAATCATTGTAAACTTTACGAAGGGGCTTGCCGTCGGCTGTAGTCATCCCCCCACTGTGTGGCCCCCTTTTCTTTGTCATCAGAAAATCCCCTTGAACTTCTGCGGACGAGCAATCGGGCTAAAACCTTTGACCATGCCGCCAGCAGCTTTCTTGGGTGGACCAATGCGTTTGACGTACTCTTCGAATGACATGGTCGCCGAGTAGTCTGTCTCGCCCGGCTTTGGGTCATAAAACCTGTCACGAAGTTTTGCCAGAAGCTCTTCGTCCTTAATGTCGTCTTTTTTCTTCGCCATCAGAATGTCCCCTTAAAGGTGCCACCGCGTTTTTTCATCACCGCGCCACCCTTCTTGTGCATGCGAGTTCCACCTAAGTCGCCTGCAATTGAAATCTCACGTATTTGATCTTCAAGATCCAGAATGCTTTTCATGAGTGCACTGCGAACTTCGGGAGTTCGTATATCAGGATCCTTCAAAGAACCCTTTATTATTTCTTGCTGATTACGAAGACTGGCAATCAGCATCTGTCTTCCTTCTTTATAGTCCATCACATCACCTGCCTTGCCATACCGCCAATACCCGAGTGTACCCGCTTTTTTGGCCTCAAGTCTACGGGGCCGCCTTTTGCGCGTCGGATCGGGCCACTAAGAAGTTCTTTGCCCTCTGGGGTATCAAATCGGACAATTCGTAACGGAACATCTACTTCCACTACAGCCCCAAGATTTGGATCATATTGTTGCGCCCGAGGCACGAGTTTTTCCGGTGACACATCTCCATTCCTGTTGACACGCTCTATGTAAAACTCGTTGCCGGGCTGCGTATTTCTAACTTCAACAGTGCCGCCTTCCTTCTCAAACTCCTTAAGAGCTTTGTCGGCGGCGTTGCCGTACAGTTTTTTAAATTTAGCGAACTTGTCTTCGGTGCCAGGACTTCCATCAATGATTTGACCCCGCATGTCCGCGCGTTGATTTGCTGTAACTCTCCAGTCGGGCACAATCATTCCTTTAAAGCCCTTCGCCTGAAGCTCCTTCGCCAGCAACCGTAGTCCGCCAGAATAGAAATCAGCCTCAGTGTTGTAAGGTAGAGGCGATATAAATCCGCGCTTGCCGTCACTTCTAACAGTCACCTTCGCTATCTCATCCAACGTACGCATCGCATCGCCGTTTGGATGATTGTCAACTGCTGTCTCGAAGTCTCGAAGAGCAGCCGCATACTCTGGTGAGGAAGTTTTACCCGCAAGGACTTGCGTTAACTCCGAGATTTTTTTCTCATCCTCCAGATGATCGGAATACTTCAGAACATTGTCCACCGCATCGGGATCATTAAACACAAGGCTGTCCAAGAAAGATGTAAGTTGGTTTTTGTCCGTAAAGTCTGTCATGAACAGACGTGGGAAGGATTCCTGACTTAAGGTGCCGAAGAGAGATTCTGCCTCGGCTCTGGCTGCTGTCACATATTCTGTGAACTTTTTCAGTTCTTGCGGAGAAAAAGAATCTACCAGATTTTCCACTGCGGCACGTGATGCACCCAAAGTCTTCAACAAGTCTCGGTCGTTGGCTGAAAGCTCCTTTATCTTTTTCAAAAATGCAGGGTCTTCAAACAAGGACGCTGCCGTTTGATTTTTAAAAAATTGATCTGACTGTTGTGCGGCACGGTCAAGTGACAGTATTTCTACTTGTTGCGCTTCCGGCAATTGAAGAAATGCCTGCTTGTCAATCGTTCTGGGCGTTTTCCCTGCAAGACTTGAATCACGAGACGGAACAAGAATGTTGGGGAACCGCTCAATAACGCCCGGATGAGTAACAAATACTGTATAATCGGGATCACTCATAAGACGCATCTTCCGACGCACCTCAATGATGTTCTCGGCGATGCCATCTACCAAGGCCGGGGACACGGGTTGACCAGTCGAATCCAAAAAGTCTCGTATGGCTCCTGTCGCGCCAACATTGTTCAAAGACGGGAAGTACGGCTCTCCAGTTTCTCTAACTGTAAAAACTCCACCACCGGGCACCCTTTCAGGAAAAAACAGCTTAAAGTAATTTCTTTGAACTGTGCTGCGTGCATTGCCTATCTGCGGAGTGCCCTGTGCAAATGCTATATCCGCACGCAAACTGTTGTTCATAAATGTTGTGCCATCTGCGGTGCGTTCTACCTTGAACGGCTCGAACAACTCGAATTCCCCGCTCCGGCGTTCTTCAAATCTTTTTTCTACAGCATCTAGCCGTAGTTGAGCATCGTCCACTTCACTCATGATTTGAGGGCGAAGATCAAGCCTGTCCTGCATTATCTTTGAAACTTCCGGAGTAAACGGAATGCGAACACTCCGCTCCGCCCCTTGCTCGTAGCCCTGACGCCAGGCATCTAGTCGTTGATCCAACGTCCTGTAGTATTCAGAGTTAAAACCACCAGGTCCGCGAACAAGAATCCTGCTGCCGCTGTCCGCGTTTGAAACAGCGTTAGACTGCAACTCCGCGCCGTAGCCGTACAGGTCGTCCGTCCCGAACTCTTTTACGCCAATACCACGAGCATGAGCGTAGAATCCAGGATAGCGATTGTAGTAATCATGCCCTTCAATATCCTGCGCCTTCATAATACCGT